CTTTAACTGGGGGACTAATCCATACAGGAGTTGTTAATGTTAATGATGCTACGTCAATGGCACTGTTTGTACCTGTTGGTATAGTTCGAGAACTAAACACAACATCTCCTAGCTCAACAACACTTAAACTAGTCCAATCAACATAGTTGTCGGTAGTTTGTATTTCTAAACTGGGATTAAACAACACAAGAATTTGCTCAAGAATTTGTAACTTTTGTTCAGTGTTAGCAGACCAAATATCAACCTTAACAGTTAGTGTGAAAGGGGTAGGCATGAGTCTCTCTACTGTGTAGTTTTTACCTTGCTCATTGGTATACATACCAGTGTCTTCATCTACCGCACGTTCTCTAAAATGCATTTTACCAACATAAGTAGCATCGCCTAGTCTATCTCTTGCTAGATCAAAGTCTGTAACATACACTGCAATTTTTGGTGTTGCAGGTAACGTGTTTTCACTATTTTGATTGATGATACTTGCTGCCTGTCGGTCAGCATCTCCGTACATAACTGGAACTCTAACCAGAGTACCGTCGCCGTACCTAACTACAAAATTACTAAGTAGTCTAATAATTTGTGTAAGGTATCGTCTTATCTGTCCGTCATAAAAATATTGCATTAGAAATCTGCCCTAGGTTTAAGTGCTTTAGATAATGGTTGACGTTCTTCAACTGTGTCTCCATCAATAACTGTACTATTAGTATTGTTAATAAAACCAGTTTTAAGAGTTTGTCTAGCATCAGTATTAGTTAATGTGTGTCTCACGGAATCCTCACGTTTGACCCACATAGATCCGTTGTATCTAAACAGTCTGTTTGGCACATAATCTGTACGTAGGAAATAATCTCCATCAGTTGCACCACCTGGGAACGATAACCCAAATCCAAAATCTGCAACTCCATTGTCAGGTACCCCATCACCTACTAGATAACCCATGTAACCAGTACGTTTTGGGCGATCAGCTATTCTACTAGCATCTAAACTAGTGTTATCGCTGAACAAATCTGTTTCATCCGCAGTTCTAAGTGCAGGCTTACCTGCTTCGTCAACTGCCAAGGTATAGAACTGTTGAGTTTCATATCCACTCTTAGGAGCATCTGCTTCTGCTTGAGCAATGATAGCATCATTAATCTGAAGATTTTTAGACTGTGTGCTAAGAATACCTTGTATGCTTTGTCCACCGTAAGAAGAAAAGTAACTAGCGTTCGGTGGAGCATTTCCAGTAGTGGTAGCAGTTACAGTATATAGAGTACCCTGATATCTAATAATTTGACCAGCTGTGTATGTTGTACCAACAGAATAATCTCCAACAAAATTTGCATCTTCGTCTGTGGGCTTGTTTAAAATATCTGCAAACTGTTGACCAGCAACTAGTTTCTTTAACTTTAATCTATATAGATGAGGATACCAGTCTCTGCTAAAACCTTCAGCAGCACGACCTACATCTTCAATTACAAAATATCTAGGTAGTGCAATATCGGCATCATTGAGAGCAAATTCATCTTTTAAATGCGGTAACTCTAAAACGTCGCCACTTAGAGGTTTACGACCAACGGTGCTGACTGTGTCATTAATGTGTACAGTCATAAAAACTGTATCTTGATCTAAAAATAAACCAAATTGACTTAGATTAAAATCAAGATCTTGTACGTTATAAATGCCACGAATTCTATAAATTGAACTGTCATACTTCCTATCACGATTTTCTAAGAATAGTAAATCTTGAATATTAGTTTCTTTGATAACATCATAATTAGGTTTGTCAATAGTTGACTCTCCAGTTAATGGATTTTTAGGACCTAGATATTTGTGAAAATACACATCAGTACCGCCTACCTGAAACATTTCAGATATGCTGCGATCTAGGAACTTATAATCGTTACCTTTTTCTGGTTTGTAAAGTGATAAACGTGGCATAGTATAATATTTAGCGTATAAATATAACGGGAGATTCAAATGTCAGACAATCCACAAGAAGTACGTCAACAAGTATACAATTACTGCCGCACAATGCTAGGTGACGGTATGGTAGATGTTGAGCTTGATCCGATACACTACGAAACTGCGTTAAATCGCACACTATCTAGATTTAGACAGCGTAGCCCTAACGCAGTAGAAGAAAGTTATAGCTTTTTAACCCTTGAGAAAGATAAAAATGATTACACACTTCCTGCAGAAATTATCAACGTTCAGTCAGTATTTCGTAGAACTTTGGGATCAAGAACTGGCGGCGGCACTGGTACAAACTTTGAACCCTTCAATCTTGCGTATACTAACACGTATTTGTTAAACTCAACAATGTTAGGTGGTATTGCAACATATTTTATGTTTGCTAGCTATCAAGAAATGGTAGGTAAAATGTTTGGCAGTTACATAGAATTTCAGTGGATTCCTACAAGCCGTACACTAAGAATTTTACAAAGACCCTTTACTGAGGGAGAAAGTATAATGCTACGTTGTCAAAACTACAGACCCGACTATACGCTTATTAACGATATCTATGCAGGACAATGGATCAAAGACTATGCACTGGCTATCTGTAAGATTATACTAGGTGAAGCACGTGGCAAGTTTGCAAATATTGCAGGACCGGGGGGAGCGGGCGGATTAAATGGCTCAGATTTAAAATCAGCCGGCAAAGAAGAAATGGAAAAGTTAGACAAAGAATTAGAAACCTATGTTCCAGGTGGCACAGGATTAACATGGATTATTGGATAACATGAAAGTATACGAAGTTATTACAGAAATGCATCAGCCTAAGCCAACTAAACGACAGGCACAATCTAGTCGCGGCTTAAACGCTTATAAAGATGGCGAAAGAGCCGACAGCACATATACGTCTTATAGATTGGGAATGGCTGTAGCAGGTGCTAACGGAAAAGATCCTATTGAAATGGATGGTAAGAGTTGGGCTGGAAAAACTAAAACTACTCACCCCTACACTGAAGAAGAACAAGAGATGCTAAAACAAGCATACAAAGCAGTTGGTGCAAAATACAAAGATCTAAATCATGGTGATATGCGTAGTTTAGAATTGGACACTACTAACAAAGTAAGTCCAGTGGCTAAACGTAAAACGAACAAATACGGTGTATAATCACTCTTGACAGCAGTGTAAAAATCCTGTAATATATATTATCACTGGGGGATAATATGATCATAGGCTTCGTGGGATTTATTGGTTCAGGCAAAGATACTGCCGCAGATTATTTGGTAAACTTTCATGAGTTTCGTCGTGACTCATTTGCAAACACTCTTAAAGACGCGGTTGCCGCTGTATTTGGCTGGGACCGCGTTCTCTTGGAAGGACGTACAAAAGAAGCTCGCGAGTGGCGCGAGCAACGTGACGATTGGTGGAGCAACCGTCTAGGCAAAGATATTACACCACGACATATCCTGCAGTATTGGGGCACTGAAGTATGCCGAAATGGATTCCACGATGACATCTGGATCGCTAGCTTAGAAAACAAAATGCGCAAAACCGGAGACGATATTGTTATCAGCGATGTACGTTTTCCTAATGAAATTAAAGCTATTAAAAATGCAGGCGGCATGGTTGTAAGAGTAGTACGTGGTGCCGATCCAGAATGGTATGAAGATGCTTGGAACATGAATCAAGGCCCTACTAATATGTCATGGTCTATTAGTAAGATGCGTATGGAACAGCGTAAAATTCATGCTAGTGAAACAGCATGGATTGGCAAAGGTATTGACCTTGAAATAGATAATAACGGTACTATTGACGACTTGTTTAGACAGATTAAAAATCTGGTCGTAGATCGCCCTGACGCCACTGAACACCCTCTTTCTGAAGAACTCGTTGACAGTTTGCACACACTGTCTTAAGATTAGCAGGACGGGAATTGTTTAGATTTCCGTCTACGTGAAACACATTAAATTGTTCTCTAAATTTAGATTTAAATCCGCATTTATCGCATACGGGTTTCATTCTGTAGCCGTCTTGAAACCATTTAGGTAGACCTTTTCCTACACCACCGTAGCGAAGACACACTTCGCATTTTTTGCGATAGTAAGTTTTACCCTCTTTATGATAG